AGAGAAATATATGGGGCACGATAAAATCCCCGCCCCTCGTAAGAACTCAGACGGTACTTACGCAGACGGTGAATTAGACAGAGTCCTTGGAGCTTTAGGCGCTCCCAAAGATGCTAATGATTATAAGACAAGCGAGAATTTTAAACTCCCTGACGGTGTAGGATTAGACCCTCAGTTTGTAGCAGGGTTCAAAGCTGAATGTAAGAAGGCAGGAATGCTACCTCATCAGTTTAGTTTCGTAATGGATAAACTAGCAAGCACTCTTAATGACGGACAGCAACAGACAACCACTGCTAAGAATAAAGCGTCAGAAGATGCCTCAATGGCTTTAAGAAGTAAATGGGGTGCTGCTTATGACCAGAATGTAGCACTAGCAAATAAGGTATTAAACACCTTTGGAGATAAGGAACAAGGGAAAGCAATAGCCGCTGCATATGGGAATGACCCTAATATGCTAGCTTTACTTGCGAACATAGGTGAGAATCTAAGCGAAGAAGGATTAGACAAGGTAGGTATCTCAGGAACATTGATTACCCCTGATGCTGCAGCTATGGAGATAAAGAGAGTAATGGCAGACCCGAAGCACGCTTATATGGACGCAAGTCATCCAGAACACAAGTATTGGGCAGGTGATGCTAAGACTAAAGGAAGGATGCAAGAGTTGTATAAGATGTCAGGAGCATAGAAGCGGATAAGAGAAATCCCCGCTTACTACGCTGGTTACAACTAATCACAACGGACAACCTCTTAATAAGAGGCCCGAAAGTTTACAGCTTTCAAGGCCCGTAAGGACAACCTGAAGCTCATTATATTCAAGGTTTAATTACAAGGAGGAGAAAATGAGTGTTGACAGTATATTGATTAGGCAGTACAGCGATAACATAACACTGCTTGTTCAGCAAAAGTTAGTTAAGATTGCTAACACAGTGTTTCAGAAACCTGATTGCGCTGGAGAGATGGCTTTCCAAGAGCAGTTAGCATCTACCGATGCACAAGAAAAACTTTCTCGTAACGAGGTCGTAGTTAATACTGACCCTAGTTATGATCGTAGAAAGATAGTTCCACGTTACTTTTACAAAGCACCTTTAGTTGACAATATGGATAAGGTTATGATGGCTAAAGACCCTACCTCTCCTATTGTTATGAACAACGCAGGCGCTTTAGCAAGAGCTAAAGACGAAGTAGTCTGCACAGCTTTCTCAGCATTAGCATATTATGGAAAAGCTGGAACTTCCTCAGTCTCCCTACCTTCTACACAAATCATAGTTCATAGCTCTGCTGGTATGAATATGGTTAAGATTCGTGAAGCTAAGAAGATTCTTGACTCTAATGAAGTTGAAGATGACAACAGATACCTAGCTCTTAGTGCTGACCAAGTTGAAGATTTACTTGCAATCTCAGAAGTAACAAGCGCTGATTACGCTCAGGTTAAAGCTTTAGTTAATGGCCAGGTAGGAACTCTTTGCGGGTTTATGCTTAAACAAACCGAGAGATTGGAAAAATCCTCTACAACTCAGTATTGCCACGCTTACCACAGAGACGGAATGGTTCTAGGAACTTGGCTAGATATGAAAGCATCTATTGACGAACTTCCTGGAAGACATTTCTCAGCTCAGATTTATGCAGGACAATCTTATGGCGCAACAAGGTTAGAAGAGAAGAGAGTTGTTAGAGTTGAATGTACAGAATAAACTACTTATAGGTAGTATAAGAAAGGAGACAATATTATGGCTGATGTATATGGAGTAAATAGAACATTAAAAAGAACAGGAACAGTAAACAGTATAGAGCCTGAAGAAGTAGGGGGGTTAGTCAAGACTTTGATTGACACTTACGAAGCTTCAGCTTTGGCAGCCGATTCTACAATCGTGCTTTTTGGACAGGATTTACCTGCAGAGGCTCGGATTATAGATTGGGTTATTGATGCTGACGCTAACGACATCCCAGGTTTGAGTTTTGGAACAAGCGACTCTAAGGCAGCATTGATGGCAGCAGTAGATAATACTGGTGCTGATATGTTCTGTATGAAGATTAATGGTGTATCTGCAACAGCTGGGCACGAAATAGTAGCTGGTTCAGGACAGACTTTGGTTTTGCATACAACTGGAGCAACCGCAGGAACTGGAACAATTAAGGTTATCGTTACTTACGTTACAAAGGGATAGTGGAATTTTAACTAGGGGTAGGATTTAAAAACCCTATCTCTAGTTTTTTAAAGGAGGATGGGATGAGCTCAAAAGTTAATATGATAAATGTAGCTCTAGTAAGTCTAAGGGCTGAACCGATTGCCTTGCCTATCGAGGGTAATGAAGTAGGAAGGAAGGTCTTAGTTGTTTACGACCCTTTATTAAGAGCTTATCTTCGTTCACATCCTTGGAACTTTGCTAAGAAAGAAACATCACTATCTAGGGTAGATGTTACCCCTGAGCTTGATGATTACGCCTATGTTTTTAACTTACCGCCAGATTTCATCAAGCTATTAAAGACTAGTATTACAGAAGATGGATATACTCACAAGATAAAAGGGAGACGGATTTATTGTAATTCAACAACTTTAAGCATTGAGTATATCTATTTCAATGAAGACCCTAACAGCTATGACGATGCTTTTGTAGAAGCTTTCTCAGCGAAGATTGCAGCTGAGTTATGCTATTCAATAACAGGGGATAAAAAGTTAGTAGAGATTAAATGGGCAGAGTTTAACCTAAAGAATAACGCTGCTCGCTCTAGTAACGGAATGGAACAAAGTTTGGATGAGCCGATTTCTACAGTCTTTCTAAATAGCCGTCTATAAAGGAGAATGATTTGAAAACCACTACGATAATAAATAGTTTTACTTCTGGGGAGCTCTCGCCCCGTCTCTCGGGCCGAACCGATATAACACAATATTATCAATCCGCCGCAGAACTTCTTAATATGGTAGTTGAGTTCTACGGTGGTGCTAAGAAAGCTCCGGGAACTTACTTCGCTGCAGAGGTTAAGACTTCTTCATTAGATACAATATCTAAGAGATTTGTATTCTCTGATACTCAGGCTTATGTAATAGAAATTGGGAATCTATATATGCGTTTCTTCCGTGAGAATGGTTCTATCCTTGAATCAGCGAAGACGATTACTGGTCTAGCCACTTCATCTGCGAGAGCTTTGGTAACTTGCGTATCCCACGGATATTCAAATCTTGATACTATAAAAATCACAGACGTAGTCGGTAGGACAGAGGTCAATAATAAAAGATTCCTAGTAGCTGGACAATACGCTGACCACTTCTTCCTACAAGATATAGACGGTAATTACATAGACCCTACTACATACACGGCTTATTCTTCAGGTGGAGAGTCTGAGAAGATTTACGAGCTAGCGACTTCATATCCTACAAGTGTAATCAGGGAACTTCAATTCTCTCAAACTGCTGATGTTTTATATATAACTCATCCTGATTATCCTCAATCAAAACTGACTCGTAGCGGACATACTTCTTGGACATTAACAGAAATAGACTATTCTACCGGAAGTAACCGACCAGCTTTAATGGATGAGAATGTAACCACAACAACAATCACCCCTTCAGCCTCAGCAGGTAATGGGATAATCCTTACCGCTTCAGTGGCGGTATTCGATGAGGACCACGTTGGCTCTATCTGGGCTATTGGTTCTCTTTCCACCTCCCACGGGTATGCTAAGATTGTTTCTGTTTCTACTAGTGGACTAAAGACTGTAGCTACGGCAAATGTCCTATATAGCGGTACTCTCCCTACAGGTGCGAATGAAGAATGGTCTGAACCTGCTTGGTCTGAATACAGAGGTTATCCTAAATCTGTAGGTATTCACGAAGGTAGACTTTATTACGGGTACACGGCTTACCAACCTCAGGTTGTCTGGGGTTCTCAAATCTTTTCTTATGATAATTTCAAAGCAGGTACTGATGATGATTACGGACTCTCTTTTAGAATGGACACTAACGAAGTAGAGGTAATCAAATGGCTCTTCCCTTCAAGTGAATTACTTACAGGAACAGCAGGAGGATTACATATCTTCGGAACAGGCAGTGATACCTCTCCAATAACTCCGACCAATGTTAGACGTAAGAAGAAAACAACTTATGGAACTTCTAGTATTAAACCAGTCCAGATAGGAAATAACGTTTATTACTGGCAAGAGTATAACCGGATTTTAAGAGAGTATGCGTACTCTTTAGATGTAGATAACTACCAAGCTAATGAAGCTACAGCATTCTCTGAACATATTAGCGAAAGCGGGATTATAGATATGGCTTATCAGCAAGCTCCGTTGAATCTACTATGGTGTGTAAGAGATGACGGAAAACTAGCTTGTTTCACCCGACAGGTAGAGCAGAAAGTAGCAGCTTGGACTCTACACGATACTCAAGGGGAGTATCAAAGCGTATCAGTTATCCCTAAAGACTCCTATGACCAAGTCTGGTTTATAGTAAAAAGGACCATAGACGGAACTACCAGACGCTACGTCGAGTATATGGTAGCCCCAGAGTTTGACGAGCAAGAGGACGCCTTCTTTGTCCATAGTGGACTTACCCTAGACTCTCCTAAGACGATTACTAACATAGTACAATTAACAGGGGGGACGGGCCTTATCACAGTTACTGCGAACTCTCACGGCTTCTCGAACACTGATACTGTCAGAATCAGAGGAGTTGAAGGGATGACAGAATTAAATCAAGGTAGATATATCGTAGGCAGTGCTTCAGCGAACGCATTTGTTCTTCTTGACTTAGACTCAGCTGTAGTAGATGGTTCAGATTATACAGATTACGTCTCCGATGGTGAAGTCAGAGAATGCACAACCACAATCTCAGGCTTAGACCATTTAGAAGGCAAAGTGGTTCAAGTCCTCGTAGACGGAGCAGCACATCCCGATAGGACGGTAGCCAGTGGGTCAATCACTCTCACTGATACCTATTCAGAGGTTCACGTAGGACTGGGTTATACAGGAAGGATAAAGACTAATGATTTAGAGGTCTCAGATAAATTCGTAGCTCACGGGAAATATAAAAGTATCTCTACAGTTAATATCAATTTCTATAAAACCTTAGGTGGTAAGGTAGGAAGGACAGGACAAATGGATGACATTATATTCAGGACTTCAGCAATGCTACCAGACCAGATGATACCGATATTCACAGGGTTTAAAGAGGTGCACTTCCCTGCTGGCTGGGATCGAGTGAAGAAGATTATAATAGAACAGACGGACTGCCTCCCGATGCACGTTCTAAGTATTGTACCAAAAATTGAAGTTAATGATTAAGATTATGAAATTTCATATGTTTAGAACTAGTAGCAAACAACATCAAATTCTCAATTCTATTGTCTTGTTTATTTTCAACAGAACCAAGAGGGTAGTTAATGCCTTTGTGGTGAACAACTTCTTTAGGTATAAGGTATCTTCCCAGATATTTCTCCATTACAAGTCTATGTTCAAGAACATAGCCAGCACTATTACAAAAAGGATGTTGAGGACTGTGAATATAAATGTATCCTTTTGTATCTTTATACTTACCTCCTTTCCAATGTCCAGCTTTTTCACCAAATTGTCCTTTTTTAAAACTACCAGAGGTAGGCTTCATAATTCCTTTAGTTCCTTTATTCCAAGAGGGTTGTCCTTTCTTAAAACAAGTAGGTCTTGCGTAATCAAGTCTTTTATCAGTTTCTTTAGTCAATCCTTTATTCCAACCAGTCTGTCCTTTTACAAAAGGCATATCAACCTCCAATTAAAAAGCCTCTGTTCAGTGTGCTTACAAGAAACGGTTAAGTTTCTAACACTTACTAAGAGGCTTGTTTTTGCAATAAAAAATCCGTTCCCTGTAAGCAACTATATTATATCAAATAGACTAATAATGTCAAGGAGTTTTTAATATGGCATATTTTGAAGCAAGACCATTACCGAAAACAAGTGGTGGGGGAATAAGTGGAGCGGCGACAGGTGCTATCGCGATGGGAGCTGCCTCAGCCTTGACTAATATCTTCACAGGAATCATCGGTGCTCAGTCCGCAAAGAGAGCAGGTGAGTTCAATGCACGAATGTTTGAGTTTGAAGGCAGACTGAATGCCATTAAACAAAGGCAGAGAAAACTCTCCGCCAAGGTAGAGGTGAAGAGAATCCGTAGAGAAGGTATGGCAATATACGGAACACAAAGAGCAACTTACGCTGCTTCAGGTGTCAGGCTATCAGGCTCCCCAGTAGCAGTTATGAAAGAGAGTCTTAAACAAGCCGAACTTGATATAATCTATACTAATATAAACGCTGAGTATGGTGATGTAGATACTACTAGAGTCTCAGCAGGTATGGAAAGATTAAAAGGTAGTCAAGCTGGGTCTCAGGCAATCACGGATGCAGGAAGTTCACTACTTAAATTCGGAACAAGCTTATATACAATTCTCGACAAAGAAGGGAGAAAATAGATGGGTAAACTAATAGAATATAGAAGCAAAGTCGGGGTATCTCAAGATGCTCCGGGGTTCACCCCTCCTAAGGCGACACCTTCTGTTGTAGATACCAGTGGGATTTCTAGCGGGCTTGAGGGAGCTGCCAGTGCCTTATTAGAAGCTGAGAGAGCAATGCTTGATGTCAGGGATTTCAAAGAGTCCACAGAAGCAAGTAATGTAAATGGTGATAGTAGGAATGAGATAAATTATCTATTCGAACAAGACCTTGATGGTAACCCTACTGAATACGAAGCAATGTATGACAAAGCTACTACGGAAGCCTCTAAACTGATAACTAGTAAATCAGGTAGAGAGAAGTTTCTTTTAAATGCTCAATCTCAAAACATAGCCGCTAAGTGGGGGATTAAACATTTACATTTAGATAGACAACATAAAGCTGCACAAGCTGGTATAGGATATGAACGAGAGCGAATAGTAACTGATTATCCTAGTATGAATGATGCTTCCCAAGTAGCTGCTTTAAGCGAATACAGTAAATCTCTCAGAGATGCTTACGGCAAGGGTATAATTTTAAAAGAGTTTGTAGAGTTTGAACTGGGGAAGGATGGTGTCCCCGGGAAGTTTGAAAAAGATTTAGTTAAAGCACAGGCTAATTATCTAATTACTACTAATCCAGAAGAGTTCTTAGACATAATAAATAATGATAAAGAAGGGATGTTTGATTTATTAGACGATGCTGAAAAGATAGAGTTAGCTAGTTCGGCTAAAGATATTTTGAAGAAAATGGTTGAAGGGAAAACAATAGACTCTTTGAGAGGTAAACTAACAGCTCAAGGCGATTTTGAGAATAAACTTGGTGATATGAGCCTAGGAGAAGCCCTAAAGGAGTTAGACAATGGACTAGAATTTGGTATTTTTAGTGATAACTGGGCTGAGGCGAAGAAAAAAGCTATTCTTTCTGTAGCAGGTGTCACTAGAGATAAGATGGATAAATTTGAGCATAGTATGATAATGAAGATAGCCGATATTACTGCTGGGTATAAGTCTAAAGAAAAGAAAAACCGCAAAGCTGAAGATGCTAAGTCTTACCTAAATGGAGTAAACAATATAAGCATAGAGATAAATAATGGGTTAAAGGATGGGTTAATGACCAAATCTACAGCAAATACATTATTTAAACAAATTTATGATATGACTACAGCACAAGCTACAGAAAAGGTAATAGCTAATAAGTGGTTTACATATGATGTATCAGATGCTGATAAGTATTTCAAAAAAGTGTTAAATCCAGAAGACAGATATAGTGCAGTCAGGGACTTCTATTATAAAGAAACAGAAAATCCTGATGCTAAGAAAGAAGAAAGAACAAAATGGGCAACAGACATAGCTGATAAGATTAAAACAGGAAGAAGGAATGACGTGTTAGAACAAGGAGATATTACCGCTGTTAAGGGAAAGACTCCTACATTTGGTAGTGAAGCAGATGTTGAGGCTGCTAATCTTCCTGATGGTACAGAAGTTATAGTAGACGGGATACATTACAAGTGGGTAAACAAAAAAGAATAATATGCCATTAGTACCAGTAGAAGCAAAGAGCGGATTGATACCTATTGAGAGCAAGAAACCAAATCCTGAATTGGATGATGGTGCTGTAGCTGTTGATACGTTTGGTGCAGGAGAAGATAAATTCTTACTATCTACTCCTGAACAACGTAACACTTGGTTAGCCGAAGGCCCAGAAGGTTGGTGGGAGTATGGTACAAAGACACTATTTAGCGATATTTATTATGGACAAGTAGCAGGTACTGGGTCTCTTGTTGGGTTAGTAGGTAGGCTTAGAGATGATGAGTATACAAGTCCTGAAAGAAAAGAAGCTGACGAACAAACTCTATATGATGTTATGTTAAGGAAAGAAGAGTCCATGATAAGAGGGTCTACTTGGGGAAAGAATGTTTACCGTGTTGTAGCTAATATTCCTTCATTTGCTTTGGAGTTTGCTGCAACAAAAGGGTTGGCTTCTGTCACAAGGGCAGCTCTTACTAAAACTGCTGCTGTGGGTGCGAAAAAGTTATTAGTTACAAAAGCTGCAAAAGTATTAGCTAGAGAGGCTGTAGTCGGCGCGGTAAGAACTACAGTATTACCACATAGAGCGTTAGCTACCTATGGGCAAAAAAGTCTCAATGAACATTTAGCTATTACAGACAAAGGAATACGACTAACGAATGAAGCAGCTGAACAACCTGTTATTACTTTTATGAAAGCGTATGGAGATACTTTTGTAGAGTTTTATAGTGAAACTATGGGAGGAGAATTATTCAAACCGATAGGAAATGTAGCTACAAGAGGAATACTTAAAAGACTTCCAAAGGCTACTAAAGAAGTCTTCACTAAGATAGCTGAAGCCATATCTAAGAAAATACCTAAGGGTAAGATAGTGAACCTACTTAGCAAGGGTGGTTTTGACGGATTAGTAGAAGAATATGGAGAGGAAAGGTTTGGTGCATTGCTTAAAACTATTATTGGTGTAGATGACAGAGATATATCTACTATGGATAAGTTACAGGAAGCTGTCTTCCCGGGGTGGGAGCAAGCGTCAATAGAAATAGGAGCTTTTGCTATATATGGTGGTATGGGGGCTTCATCTCAAATGATTAGCAACCATCTAACTGGAAAGGGAGTGTCACAAAAAGATATTAGTAAAGTATTAGATAATCTTAATGAAAAAGAGAAAGACGAACTATCTTTGAAACTAAATGAACCATCACCAGAAGGTAGAACAAAAGCAGAACTTATAGTCAAGGCTGCTTCTGGAGAGGAACTAACACCTAAGGAAGCAGAAGCACTAGATACACTACACAAAGAGTTTGTTGATAAAGGATTGATTAAAGTAAAAGAAGACAAAGCTGAGGTAACTGAGGCACTTACTACTTCAAAAACCCCTATTGTAGAGCC